TTAGCTAACCTTTTTCAACAACTCTGCAACTGCTCGCAACAGTTCAGGGTTGTTGTTTCTTTCTAAACAGTAACTAGCATGCTTGAGTAATTTGAGTTTTAATTTATTTTTTTCTTTCGCAATTCTAAATTTTTGTAACATTTGTTGTGCCTCCTTTGCATTTCCAAAAATTTAATATAATTTAAATTCGATACCATCTATTTGAATGTATAGATTATCTAAATCAGGGATTGCCTTTTTATATAAACCAAATCTTGATTTGATATCTGCTAATAAATAGGTATCTAAATTACCAATTGATAATAGTCGTCTATTACCTTCTTCGTCATAGTAGTAATAGATGACTTTTTTGTTTTGAGCTTGCATTTGCTGTGCCCTCCTGTTAAGCAGTTACGTTAGCTTCATAACCGAATTCAGTCATGATTTCATGTATTTTCAATCTGCCTTTTTGCGTCCATCTAGTTTGTAAAACTGTGTCTTCTCTGCCATCAGAACGCACAATTGTTATAGTGTCTGAATCTGTGTAACTCTTGCCCATGTGTTCTGAGTAAAGCACCCACTGTTTATTTACTTTTCGTTGTAGTCTAGCTTCGTGTAGTAGTTTGTTTAACTTTTGTGCTGATATACCGTAGTCTGCCGCGATTTGAGTTGTGGCTAATGTGCCAGTTGACTTTAAGATTTCATCTACATAGTCTGCTTTGGGTTTTAGTTCTCCGATTTCTTGTTGTAAAAGTAAGTTTTGCTCTTTTTCTTTCTTATACTCAGTCAACACTGTAATAATGTAGTCTGGATCTTTTAATGTTTGTTCAATTACATTGTCTGTTGCGTAGATACCGTGTTTGCGAATGGCTGGTAGGACGTCTGATGTTACCCATCGTTTGAATTTTCGAGCGGTTTCTCTGATTTTTTCGTTTTTACTTTGTTTAGAAGCGTCAAAGATTAAACTGTATAATCCTGATTCATTGATAATGATCATATTTCTGTTTTGACCTGATGCACTAAATTGGTGCGTCAGCTTGTCCTCGCTATCAACATGATTTCTGATGGCATTGTCTGCCCTTGCATATCCTAAAATTTCAGCAATATCTTTTCCTACAAAATAAGGTTCGTTTTCAATTTCCACTGTTCTTACTGGTAGCTCTTTAAAATTAAATGTTTGTAATGCTTGCATTGTTCGTTCCTCCTTTTAAGATGTTTGTTTGCGTTTCGTGTACTTTGTGGGTAAAAAAATATCTCCAATATTTTCGTCAAAAAAATCAGCGATAATAAACATCTCATCATTCTTAAATTGATGCTTTCCTAATTCCTTTAAACGATAACCTTCAGTTGATATATTCAAGAGGTTTGCTAAATCTTCTTGAGTACACTTTCTTTCTTTTCTCAACTTTATTAAATTCCATTGCATGTTGTCACCTCCCGCTTACAAAACTAACTATACACGATACGTGTACTTGAGTCAACATAAAAGTTTGCTTTTCGTGTATTTTTTTGTTGAATACCAAAAATAATTGGGTTATACTATAGGTAAATTTAAGGAGGTAAGAAAATGGATAAAAAAGAATTAGCGAAATTTATAGGCAATAAAATCAGATACTATAGAACCAAATTGAACTTAACTCAAGATCAACTTGGAGAAAAACTCAACACTAAAAAGGCTACTATTTCAAATTATGAGACAGGGTACAGAACTCCTAAACAAGATGATTTGTTTGAAATTGCTCATATTTTAAATATCAGTATCGATGATTTGTTTCCTACAAGAAATAATAAAAAAAACGACATCACTTCCATATACAGTAAACTCACGCCTCCAAGACAAAGCAATGTACTAAAATATGCGACTAATCAATTAGAAGAACAAAATAATGACAGTGATAATCTGGTAGATTTCAATTCTTACATTCAAGAAAAATCCGAAGTGGATATATATGGTTGTGCGTCAGCTGGTATTGGCGAAAGATTATATAACGAGCCTATTTCAAAAGAATTCGTAAGAGGTTATGTCCCCGCACATGATATAGCTTTAAAAGTAAATGGAGACTCAATGGAGCCGTTATTTAAAAACGGACAAATTATATTCATTGAAAAATCTCACACTATCAAAGATGGACAAATAGGCGTCTTTATTATAAATGGAGATGCTTACGTAAAGAAAGTTTATGTAGAAGATAATAGATTAACGTTGGTTTCTTTAAATAAAAAGTATAAAGATTTATATTTTTATGATAACGAAAGTGTGAGGTTAGTTGGAAAAGTTATTTTATAGGAGGTAGTAAAATGAAACCTAGAAAGCAAGATGAAAAAATATTATCAGATCAATACAGTTACTTTGAACCAATAATCAGCGACAGTTGCGACATAAAATTCGACGAAAACAAGAGGAGAATGGGTTCTATATTCATTTCACATGAAGAGATTTGTTTTATAAGGAAAGAAGAAGATTATATATTCAAAATCTCATTATCAGAGGTGATAGATTATAACACTGTTGTTACTATTTGGAAAAACCAAGCTTTTTTAACATTAAACGATAATAGAAAATTAACAGTTTATTTCGTAACAAACTCTCCTTTAACAGGATTCATCTCAATTTTAAAAACTTATATGCAATTATCTAAGAATAAGGAAACAATTATCTCGAATGATTGTCTACCTATTAATGATGATGAACAAACTAAAGTTGAAATTTTCGACGTCGTAGGATTAAATTATGAAGGTCGTAGAAAAGAATTAAAGAAACTTATCAAGAAAATGAAAAATAACGACGATTTCTTTTTCTTATATAGTGATTTGAAAGGAAATGAACTTAAAGAAGAATTACTTTATGAAGACAAGGTGTATGAAATTTCTGATTACGAGGTTATTCCTGGTGTATTCTTACAAAAAGAACCGGATAATCCTTATGATGAAAACGCGATAAAAGTTATGATTTCAAATGAATACTCTGAATTTCACGTTGGATATGTACCTAGAGAGTATGCTTCAAGATTAGTCAATCATATGGACAACATCGTTTCTTGTAACGCATATATTAATGGTGGTAAGTATAAAACTTTAGATTATTTAGAAGAGAAAATCGTTACTAAAGAATCAGACTATGGATTACGAGTACATTTAGAATACAAAGTTTGAGATAGGTAAAGATTGTATTTTTATAAGTAATTACTATAAATAATAGAAAATTCATTTCACAGGAGGGTTTAACATGGATTTTAAAGAAGTTGACATTAACATTGAAGAGTGGGAAGAAGATTCATTATGATTTTACTAATCAAAAAACGTCTACAAGTGTAGACGTTGAATGGTGGTGAGAGTGTGAGCGAGAATAAAGGAGAAATGATGACGCATAATATAGAAAAACGCATTAATAAATTAAAAACTTCTGGAAATCCAAAATTTAAAAAATTAGATTCAGATATTCACTATTTACTCAAGAGATTTGAAGGTGAAAAAAACCATAAAGGTTTTTATCCAAAGTTTAAACAAGGAGAAATAGTTTTTGTAGATTTCGGTATAAACGTTAATAAAGAATTCTCTAATTCACACTTTGCAATAGTGATGAATAAAAATGATTCTAATACGGAAGATATAGTAAATGTTATTCCCTTATCTTCTAAAGAAAACAAAAAGTATTTAAAGATGAATTTTGATTTGAAATGGGAGTATTATTTAAGATTGTTTTTAAATTTAATTAGCGCGCAAAATAATTCAGCTATATTAAAAGAAGTTTTCGATAAAAAATACCAAAAAAACAACACAGAATTCATCACTAAAGATTATTTTAGTGAATTTATATCTGATAGTTTAGAAATTGAAAATAAATTAAATAAAATTGACAGAAACATTAATAACATAGTATCAGCAATTGATAAGGTAAAAAAATTAAAAGGTAATAGTTACGCTTGCATAAATTCTTTCCAGCCGATTAGTAAGTTTCGCATAAGAAAAGTTTTACCCCAAAAAATTAAAAATCCAGTAATAGATTCTTCGGATATTATGTTACTGATAAATAGAATTAATAATAATATATTGCAGATTCCTGATATAAGATGATATAATTTTAATATATTAAAGGTTTATCCTTTAAAACACGTATATATTCGTTACCATTTTTGGTAATTAACCATGTAATCTTATAACTATAAGTGGCGTCTGTATTTTATACAGGCGTCTTTTTTTATACAATTTTCACGGGTAGCCCGCCTACCCTTATTATTTTTTGCCAATTTTGAGGAGGGAGCACATGAAAGTAGCAATTTATACTAGAGTGAGTACACTTGAACAAAAAGAAAAAGGACACTCTATCGAAGAACAAGAAAGAAAATTAAGAGCTTACAGCGACATAAACGACTGGAAAATTCATAAAGTATATACTGACGCTGGATACTCCGGAGCTAAAAAAGACAGACCCGCTTTACAAGAAATGTTGAATGAAATAGATAATTTTGATTTGGTTTTAGTCTATAAACTAGATCGATTAACTCGAAGTGTTAAAGACTTACTAGAGATACTAGAATTGTTTGAGAATAAAAACGTGTTGTTTAGGAGCGCAACAGAAGTATATGACACAACTTCTGCTATGGGACGTTTGTTCGTAACATTAGTAGGTGCTATGGCAGAGTGGGAGCGTACTACAATTCAAGAGCGTACTGCAATGGGTCGACGCGCATCAGCTAGAAAAGGGTTAGCTAAAACTGTCCCTCCTTTCTATTACGACAGAGTAAACGATAAATTTGTGCCTAATGAATATAAAAAAGTATTACGATTTGCAGTAGAAGAAGCGAAAAAAGGTACTAGTTTAAGAGAAATAACTATAAAATTGAACAACTCTAAATACAAAGCACCCTTAGGTAAAAACTGGCACAGATCAGTTATAGGCAATGCTCTAACGAGTCCGGTAGCTAGAGGTCATCTTGTTTTCGGTGACATATTCGTCGAAAACACCCACGAAGCTATTATAAGTGAAGAAGAATACGAAGAAATAAAATTAAGGATAAGTGAAAAAACTAACTCTACAATCGTAAAACATAACGCTATTTTCAGAAGTAAACTATTATGTCCAAACTGTAACCAGAAATTGACTTTAAACACAGTCAAGCATACGCCTAAAAATAAAGAAGTTTGGTATTCTAAACTATACTTTTGTTCTAACTGCAAAAATACTAAAAATAAAAATGCATGTAACATCGACGAAGGCGAGGTTTTAAAACAATTTTACAATTATCTAAAACAATTTGATTTAACATCATATAAAATCGAAAACCAACCTAAAGAAATAGAAGATGTCGGCATCGATATTGAAAAGTTGCGAAAAGAACGCGCTAGATGTCAAACACTTTTTATAGAAGGTATGATGGATAAGGATGAAGCTTTTCCAATAATAAGTCGTATTGACAAAGAAATACATGAGTATGAAAAGCGCAAGGATAATGATAAGGGTAAGACTTTTAACTATGAGAAGATTAAAAATTTCAAGTATTCATTGCTAAACGGCTGGGAATTAATGGAAGATGAGTTAAAAACTGAATTCATAAAGATGGCAATCAAAAACATTCATTTTGAATATGTAAAAGGAATTAAAGGGAAGCGCCAGAACTCATTGAAGATTACGGGTATAGAGTTTTATTAA